GTCCACTTGCCCATGTGAGACTCGCCCTTCACCTGAAGGCCTTCCTCACACAGAAGCATGACTGAATCGCTGTCACCAGTCTTAGCAAGCGCCTCAACGACAAGAGGCTGGATGATCCGACGCTGGATGTTCTCCTTCTGCACAACGAAGGCAGTTCCCTTGTCGCACCACCGGTTCCGCACCAACTGTGTCTCACCAAACTCGTGGAACACAGAGGTAACAGGCACCCGGCCACGGCGCGGATCGTCAATGACGGTACGCACGCGGCTGGTATCCGAGATGTCATTGAGTGTTGCCATCGAAGTGGGGTTAGCGATCAGAAGATCGGGTACTCCACCTGTGTTGTAACACTTCTGCATCAGGGATTCAAGTGACGCCAATGTCAGGGTTGTCGTAGTATCGACGTTGCTGGTGATGAAGTGATTGATTCCACCAGTTGATCGACGCTTGTTTGTGGTGTCGTCAACGGGCTGACCGTATAGGTAAGCCTGCTCACGAGTGATGACGTTCTCAACTGAACGGCCATACAACTGCTTGCCGAACTCGTCGCTTACGCCGTACCGGCTGATCTGCTGCTCTGTACGAGTCATGTTAACGGGTGTCGGCCCGAAAATCTGAGTGTAGTTGGAGCGGATCGTCCGGTCAGCCGACCGGGCGGTACCCGGATCGGAACCCTCAACCAGTGCTGTACCGATGCAAACAACAAGGTCGCCGTTTCCGGCGCTCGTTGTTTCACCAACGGTAGCAGTCTGTGATGCGTGGTTAGCCCAACCGACGACCGTCAGGACGCCCGTAGTGTTGTTGATAGCGGTGATCCGAAGAACTGCGTCATGCTGAACAGCAGTCCTATCCATAACAGTAATCAGGTCATCGACCTGAAACTTGTATGAATCGGCTGCTGATACTTCCACAGCGAGATGGCTCGTACCCGTTGCCGAGTTCGTGACATCTACCAACGCGCGTGGCAGCAAAAGTTCCTCGTCCATCCACTTGAAAGTGGTCTGATCGACGGGGGAACTACCGAGCAACTGTCGCCCGTCAGTACCGATACCGTTGATGAGTGGTGAATCAACAGGTGAAATCATGTAAATGAGTTCATCCATGTTGATCTTAACGCCGACAGCAAGATCGTAACTGGTGACCTTACCGCTGTAGCCGACTATAGACATGATGTAACGCTCCCTAAGTAGTTAAGTGGATTTGTTTTTCTTCTCCCGCAAAATCCGCTCAAACTTAGTGCGATTATCAGCAAACTCTTTGACACCGATACGACTACCGTCAGCGTGCACATAAGGGACAAATGTTCCGCCCCGTCTGTGTTCACCAGCAGTTCCCCTCTCCCAAGCCGGATCGGCTTTACGGGGAGGAACCTTGTTCATCTGAGATGGCGCTGCCGCAGCCGTCAAGGCTGGCGACTGAAGAATCCGCTTCACGGTTTCTCCACAATCCTGACAAACCTTGTCGGGATTGTCCGCTATCTTCTGCACCCGCTCATACTGAACGAAGCACTCAGAACATCGGTAAACGTATGTAGGCATTACCTATCCGAAATTACACGCTGGTCCCCACGACCCGCAGCCTCAATAACAGTAGAAACAAATGCTGCCGCAGCATCCTCTTTCGGACGCCCCGCATCCATCATCTCTTTGAACTGCCTGTGGCCTTGATCATAGGGATTTTCAGTTGTATCTTCGGGAGGAACGTGGGAATTAGAAAGTGCCTGACGTTCTTCTGTAGCCCGTTCATCAGATAAATCTGTCTGATCGGATCCAGAAAACTGATTCGAGCCATCCTTAAGGATACCCAACTCCTCTGCCTCAAGCCTCAGGAGATCAGTATCTAGTTCTCCGTCATAAGCCTTATACAGAAGTTGTCCGGCCTTACTATCCGTATCAACCCCGGCCCTTAGAAACGCCATTTCACGTTTCATATCATCAAGTTCCTGCGCTGCCTTGCGTCCTCGCTCGGCTGCTTCTCGCAGTTCCTTAATGCCACCAGAATCGTGTTCGTCTGCCATGATGTCGCTCCTTTGCTGTCGCACATAGTCGGAGGAACTATGCGGTGCGTGACTTATATGAATCGTTCTGGTCGTCACAACCCAGTCCGATCTCCACTATGTACTCACTCGGGGCGTGGGTAGCCTGAGCGGTTTTTTTATAAGCGTCACACTCGGCCAGAGGCGTCACAAGCGGCTTATATGAGAACTATATCATGGATCAATTGCCCGTGCAAGGACTAACCCGCTGGATGATTAGCAATGAAATCCGCAAATGCGTCAGGACTATTCAACACGATAGTTATACCTGCCGGTGCGTCCTTCTTACCTATCGTCATACTGACTGTACCAACAAGCGTACCAACAGCAACAAGGAGCGCAGTAATCCCCGCCAAGAGTTTAGTTACATTACTCACGGATTTTATCCAAATGCCACTCTAAATGACGATTATGCGAATCTTTCACATGACGCACATCCCACTTGACTTCATTAACATCCGTACCGATCGCCTCCAACTTGGCCTGATTGGCTGCGTGCTGGGATGTGTTCTCTCTACGTAACCGGTTGGCTATCAGTGTAAAGACTCCGGTGATGAGGGCTGCCCCCACTAAACCGAGGGGGCCAACCCATTCCATTACCGTCGTCCCGGACGCTTATGCGCTCCTAAGCCCTGACCGAAATAACCGACCGTCTTGCCAGTAATCTTCTCCCGGCGACGGATCCCAGCAAGGCGTCGTGTTTCCCGCTTTCCCTCTCTAGCCATCTTTGTGTTGTAATTATGGCGTGCGGTACTAACAGCATTGGGATGCAGCGGTCCATAAATCTTCTCAAGATCCTGCCGAGAGATGGTGGTAGTCGGGAAACGATTTGTCATTACGACACCGCCGACGCTGTTCCGTCACCGAATCTACCGGCAACCAAGCCCTTGATAAGACTCAATGCAGCCGTAGCACCAGCCAACGCCGCCGCCTTAGCGTTACCGATGTCTCCACCGACAACAAAGATACCGAGGAATGCCTGAATAAAAGTAGCAACCACCCGTTCAAGAATGTCTTTAGTAACCACGTTTCTTACCTCCTTTGGCTTTCTTGTAAGGCAACTTCTTTGCCTTACCCTTAGAACCAGATGTCTGAACCTTAGGCATTAGATGCTCCGTATCCTGTAAGACTACCGCCCTGTGTTAACGCACCGCCACTACCAGCGAATGCACTGGTCCGACGCGCACGACGCTTTTCCATACGCTTTGTAACTTCAGGATCAAGATTCAAAGCATATGATACACCCTCATCGGCTACAGAAATATTCTCTTCTCCTAAACGTGAACGAAATAAATCAGTCTGCTGACTGAGAGCAGTATACGCACCCTGCAATTGCTGGTTCGTATAATCCAAATCAGCGATTTCTTCAGCCATCGACTGCGTTATGTGACCCTTATTCCCAAGAATATTTTTAGCATACCCAGCGGCAGTAGCAGCCTGTACCTGTTCACCTAGAGCAAACAAATCTGCGTTCGGATCCAAGAATGTAGCCAGCAAAGCGTTTTCGCCTACCGCCCCATACCACTTTTCGTACTGCTGTAACACCTCAGGTGGTGCATTCAGAACAGCGCCGATACCTTGATTGATTCGCTTATCCAACTGCTGCACGGAAACATTACCGGCAATCAAATCCCCGATGTAATCGGTTACTCGCTTCTTGTCTTGACCCATTACGGAATCCAATCCGTACTGAGTCAACAATTCTTTAAAGCGAGTCTCGTATGTTAGGTAGTCTCCGATAGCGATTGCGTTGTAGCCCTGCTCAAGCCTCTTGTGATAGCCGGGGAACCTGACTTTGAACTCTTCTCGTTCATAGAGTTCAGGCATAATATCCATAGCGTTCTTCGGTGCAAGCATCGTTACGCCAGTATCAGGATGAACGAAAGTTCCTGTCAAACGAGGAATAATCCAATTGTCGATAAGCCTTCCGATGGCGGGGGTATCGAAACCAGCCATTCGTAGTTCCGATTCAAGCATGAGTTGTGCCCGAAGGAGATCAGCATCACTGAATGTTGGAACACCCTTCTTATTTAAAGATGTCGGATCTTTCTCATCAAAGAACCCACCGTCATCAATACCAGCAAAGGGATCTTCCCAAATGAAGGGATCGCCACCACCGCCTTCGTCACCACCGCCTTCGTCACCACCGCCTTCGTCACCACCGCCTTCGTCACCACCGCCTTCGTCACCACCGCCGCCACTGT